CCTCCCCACAAAGAAATCTCCTCACGGGAGGTTTTCGGAGCGGCGGTCGGTGGAAGGGGGCGAGGGCGTGAAGGAAAACCACTACTTTGTGCGGACGAAAAAGCGGCGGCAGAACAGCGTGTGGCGGGAAGCCGGGGAGCTGGGCGAACAGCTGGGCGGACTGCCGGGTGAGACGTGTGAGCACCGGATCCTCTCCTTCAGTCGGATCTCCGCGGCGGCGTTTGTCCAGTACATCGCGGACCAGACCGTGGTCCGGCGGATGAGCATCTGCACATTTCGCGTTGGGCCTCGGGCGCTGAAGATGCTGAGCACGCTCCACGGTGAGGGGAAGCTACTGGACGCGAGGTTTGTGCTGGGCAGGCTGGCGGCCAGCCGGCACCTGGGGAACTGCGAACAGAAATACTGGTTTCGGCTCGTGGATATGTGCGAGAAGTGGGGCTGGGAGGCCTGCGCTATCAACAACCACAGCAAGATCGCGCTGTTTGACACCGACGACGGGAAATTCGTGCTGGCGACATCCGGCAATCTCAACGAGGCTCCCAACTGGGAGCAGTACATCTTTCAGCAGGACGAGGAACTTTACGGATTTTTTGACGCCGTCATCGACGAGATGTTTGACTACGCCGCAAGACGCGAGGTGGATGACCCGCTCAGCGCCCTGGTGACTGAGGGGCACCTCCCCGATCGGGGACGGGACGCGGGCGGTGTGAGACTGGATAGAGGGAGGGAGCTGACATGGCAGGCCCAAGACAGGCAATTGACGTGGTAGTCGCAAATGGGCGAAGCCACATGACCCAGGAGCAGATCCAGCGGCGGCGGGACGCCGAGGACGCCGCCAGGGGCAGCGACGACACCAAGAGCTTCCACGCACCTGACTGGCTGCCCCAGGAGCTGAGGGGTGAGTTTAACACCCTCCGCAAGGAGCTGGTGGACCGGAAGCTGATGGAGAAGCTGGACCGGGACGCGCTGGGGTTCTACCTGGTCGCCCGCGAGGAGTACGTCCAGGCCGGGAAGCGGGCCAGCCGCTCCATTGCCGATGGCGACCTGGAAGGCGCCAGAGACTGGAGCGCTATCCAGGATCGGTACTTTAAGCAGGCTCGGGGGTGCGCGGCCGACCTGGGGCTGACGGTGACCAGCCGGTGTAGGCTGGTGCTGCCGCCCAAGGAGGAGGACGAGAAGGACGATCTGGCCGAGTTCCTCCAGCGGCGGCGGGCCAAATCTGAGGCGGTATGACGGAGCGATACCTCCCCGAAGGGGCCTACTACGACCGGGAGGCCGGGGAGTATGCCTGTGATTTCGCGGAGCTTCTCCCCCTCTCCGACGGCAGCGGGATGTTTCGGCTCCAGGACTGGCAACGGGACGCGGTGTCGAGCTTTTACGGCACCATGGCCCACGATGACCAGGGCCAATCGGTACGGCAATACCAGTATCTCTACCTGGAAGTCCCCAAGAAAAACGGCAAGTCGGAGCTGGCGGCGGCGCTGGGGCTCTACCACCTGCTGGCCGATGGCGAGGAGCGGCCGGAGGTGTACTGCGTGGCGGCGGACCGGGACAACGCCGGGATCGTGTTCACCGCCATCTTGTACATGATCGAGCATACCCCCGCTTTGAAGCGGATGCGGACGAAAGGCACTCTGAAGGTGGTGGAGAGCCAGAAGATCATCCGCTACCGGGGCAACGCCGGGGTGCTGAAGGTGCTCAGCTCGGAGGCCTACTCCAAGCATGGCTATAAGCCCAGCTGTGTGATCTTCGATGAGCTCCACGCCCAGCCCAACCGCAACCTGTGGGATGTCCTCACCTTCGGCGCTGGCGACGCGAGAAAACAGCCGGTGTGGTTGGTGCTGACCACGGCGGGCGACGACCCGGACCGAAACAGCATCGGCTGGGAAGTCCACTGCAAGGCCATGGATGTGCTGCGGGCCAGGGGCCAGATCCCGGCGGGTCTGGATGAGAATGGGGAGCCGGTGAAGCTGGAGGACAATCCCCTGTGGCTGCCGGTGATCTTCGGCATGAGCGTCCTCACCGGGGACGATGAGGACAAGGTGGCGGATATCGACATCTTCGACCCCAACGTCTGGACTACCTGCAACCCCTCCCTCGGCGTCACCGTCCCCCTGCGGGTGGTGAAATCGGAGGCCCAGGAGGCCAAAAAGAGCGAGGCGGCGGAAAAGCTGTTTCGCTGGCTGAGGCTCAATCAGTGGATCGCGGTGAAGTCCGTGGGCTGGGTGCCGCTGACCATCTACGATAAGACCCAGTGGGGGCCCTCCGAGAAGGATGAGCGGGAACGCTGGGTGCGGGACCGGCTCAGCGGCAAGCGCTGCTATGTGGGCCTGGACCTGTCCAAGTCCACCGACCTCACTGCCAAAGTCTCGGTGTTCCCGCCCCAGGAGGGGCTGGACACCTGGGTGGCGGTGTTCGACGCCTGGCGGCCTAGAGACACGGTGGGCGAGGCGGAAACCCGGGACCACGTACCGTACCGGGACTGGGAGCGGGCGGGGTTTATCCACCTGTGCGACGGCGACATCATCGACTACACACAGATCGAGGAGGCCATCATGGAGGACCGGGACCGGTACCAGCTGAGATGCCTGGGGACGGACCCCTACCTCAGCCGGACGCTGACCCAGCGGCTGATGGACCAGGGGGTGGAAGTCGTGGAGATCCCCCAGACTATGACGGGGATGTCCCCCGCCATGAAGGAGCTGGAGCGGCTGATCCGCGCCCACGAGATGCTACACGTACACAACACCGCGGCGCGGTGGTGCTTTGGGAACGTCCGATGCGCCGTGGATGGAAACGAGAACCAGAAGCCCATGAAGAATCGGTCCACCGGGCGGATCGACATCGCGGTGGCGTGGATCATCGCCATGGCCACGGCTTTACAGTTTGAGAATCTGCCGGGAGATAAGCTGAGACAGGCGGTGGATGATGGGAGCTTTTCGTTTTAAACAAAATTTTTCTTTTTGAGAGCTTGCGCCCCACATTTTCTCTTCGCAGAGAAAACGTGCCGCGCCCGGTACAAAAGAGGGCGCTGGAGGGGGTTCCGAATCCCCCTCCCGTCCTCCCCAACGGCCAAAGACGGGGGCTGTGGCCCCCTTCTTTGGAATCTTTCCCCACGTGCATTGGTTCGGCGGCTGCCGCCGGCAGGGTCGGGGCCCCTGCTGGGTTGAGTTTCCTCCTTTCATAGGCAGCGGGGAGCGTACGCTCCCCCTGTCGGCGGGAGCCGTCGAACCTTTTCAGCGATTGCCACCGGCGGGGGTGGGATGACCCTGCCGGATGCTTCCTCTCCTTTTTCTTTTTTCACAGGCAGCGGGGGACTTCGGTCCCCCCTGTCGGTGGGAGTTGCTGAAAACAAAATGTGTCCAGGATGGACACAGATGGAGGTTGTATGAAAAAACAGAGAGATCGACCCTCGGTGTGGAGGCGGATCTGGCGCGGACTGTGCTGGCTATGGCGGACGTTCGTGCCGTCGCTGGCTATCGGCGTGGGATGCGGGCTCATCGTGTGGGGCGTGTCCCTAATCTACCGCCCGGCCGCCTTCCTCGCCGCAGGGGTGGCGGGGATCGTGCTGGGGGTGCTGGAGATCATCGGCGATGGAGGTGATGCGCCGTGAGCCTAGCTAGGGGCATCCGCAAGGCCATCGGCGGGAAGGGCGCCGCGCTGGGCGGCGTGCTGACCCTGGAGGATGTGGGCTGGGACAAGTGGAGCGAGGACAATGTGGGGCTGAGCCGGGACAAGGCCATGAAGCTCTCCACCGTCAACCGGTGCGTGGAGATCCGCTCCACCACCATGGCAATGCTGCCGGTGTACCTCATGAACGAGGGCACCAAGGAGCGGCTGCCCTCCCACCCGGTCTTCGCGGCCCTGGGGGACCGGGCCAATGAGGCCATGAGCCGGTTTGACTATGAGCGGCTCATGGGCTGCAACCTGGATCTGAAGGGCAACGCCTACGCCTGGATCAACCGGAGCAACCGCACCGGGCAGGTGACTGAGCTGATCCCCCTCCAGCCGGATCACGTGACGCCCTACATCGACCTTGACGGGGCGCTGTGGTACATCTACCGCAACCCCCGCACCGGGGAACTTTTTAAGCTCTATCCGGCGGACTTGATCCACTACCGGGGGTACTCCACCGACGGTATCGAGGGCATCTCCATCCTGCGCCGGGCCGCTCAGACCATCCGCACCGGATTGGAGGCGGGCCAGTATCAGCTGGATATGTACCGCAACGGCGGGAGACCCTCCGGGGTGCTGACCGTGGACACGGACCTGGGCGGACAAGTGGAAGTCACCCAGGAGGACGGTACCATCGAGAAGGTGGACCGGAAGGAGATCATCCGCCGGGCCTGGGACAAGATCCACGCCGGGACCGGCAACGCCTGGCGGACCGCTATCCTCGACAACGGGATGAAGTACGATCCCATCTCCATGACCAACACGGACGCGCAGTTTGTCGAGAGTGCGGAGCAGCGGGTGGCGGATATCTGCCGTTTCTTCGCCGTTCCGCTCCACATGGTGTACGCCGGAAAGCAGAGCTATAACTCCAACGAACAAAACGTCATTGACTTCGCCAAATTTACCCTGCAACCCATGGTGACCCAGCGGGAGCAGGAGGACACCTACAAGCTGCTGCTGCCCAACGACCGGAGTAAGGGCATCCGGGTAAAGCGGGAAATGAAGGCGCTGCTGCGGGGCGACACCGCCGCCCAGTCGGCATGGTACAGGTCTATGCGGGATTGCGGCGTGTACAGCGTTAACGATGTGAACGCCCTGGAGGACCTGCCCAACGTCCCCGGCGGCGATAGACGGCGAGAGTCGCTAAACTACGTCCCGCTGGATCTGTGGCCGGAGCTGAGCCAACAGAGGGCGACGGGCGGCAACCCCGAGGCATAAAAAAGCCGCCCCGGTGGGGGCGGCGGGTCAGCTTTGGTTTTGGTAGATTGCGGTCAGTGCGTCGGTGAGGACCTGGGAGAAGTTGACGTGCTGCTGCTCCGCGAAGGTGTTCAGCCAAGCGGGGATCGTCAGGTTCTTTCGCACCGCTTTTTTGCCATATTTCTCCGCATAGGCGTCCATGTCCAGGACAAGGAGGCTGACAAATTCCTCATCCTCCAGGTGGACGTCCTTGGACGCGCTGGCCGGAGGCACCGGATTCCCGTTTTCCAGTTCATCCAGTACCCATCCGCTGGCGGCGTCCTGTCCCATAAGGATCGCTTCGTCCAGGGTGTCCCCCTCGGTGACGCAGCCGGGCAGGTCCGGGACGGTGACCACAAAGCCGGGCTTCTCCGCGCAGGGGCTGAAAACAGCGGGATAGACAAGTCTCATAATAGGACCTCCTCAAAAATATCGGATGGAGCAAGGGGGCTTATTTCAGCCCCGCTTGCTTCAGAATGGATTGTACGGTGTTGATGTCAAGATCGCCTTTGTGTTGAGGAACAGTAACTTTTCCGGGTTTCAAATGATGCTTGAACTGCTTGTGGGAACCACGTGTTGAATCGTGGTACCAGCCATCCCGGATCAGGAGCTTTTCCACTTCCCTTGTCCGCATAGGCTATCATCTCCTTACAAGTATATTATACGCATAATGCGCACAAAAGTCAAGAGGAAAATCAAATAATTTCGGAAAGGGAGTGATTTGAACGGACATGATTTTTAAGGCCGGACGGCTGGAGAAGTCCGCGGGGGGCGAGAGTGAGATGGCCCTGGTGAATCGGCAGACCCTGCGGGAGATGGCGGAGGACGAGGTCTTTCTTTTCCGGCTGGTGGCCTGCGACAATCAGGTGGACCGGGACGGCGAGAGGTTTACCGAGGGGACCCTGGAGCAGCTGGCCACGCTGTACGTGGGTCAGCCGGTGCTGCGGGACCACAAGTGGAGCGCCGACACCCAGACGGCCCGGGTCTACGCCGCTTCGGTGGAGACCGAGGGGGATGTTAAGCGTCTGGTGCTGCGGTGCTATATGCCCAGGACCGACCAGACGGCGGCCACCATCGCCGCCATCGAGAGCGGCATCCTGCGGGAGTGCAGCGTGGGGTGCGCCGTGGAGCGCTGCATCTGCTCCATCTGCGGGGCCGACCAGCGCCAGACTCTGTGCAAGCACGCCCCCCTCAAAACATACGAGGACAAGGTGTGCTACATGGAACTGGATGGGGCCTCTGACGCCTACGAAGTGTCTCTGGTGGCGGTCCCGGCTCAGCCGGGGGCGGGGATCATCAAGTCGAAACGCTATGGCGGCCAGGAGCCGCCGCAGGTAGTCGATTTGCCCCCGGAAGACAAGAAGATCCTGGCGCGGGCCAGATTAGCTTTAGAAAAATTGAGATTTGGAGGTTAAAAGCATGAACATCAAGCAGAAGCTGTATCAGGCGAAGGCCGACCGGGACGCAGCGCTGGGCCAGGGCGAGACCGCCCTGGAGGGCGGTGATATGACCGCCTATGAGACCCAGATGGAGACGGTGAAGTCTCTCAACACCCAGATCAAGGCCATGGAGGACCTGCTGGCTGAGCAGGCCAGGTATACCGATGAAGGAGAGGGCGCCAAGGGCGACCCCCACCTGGAGAAGAACAAGGAGGGCGGCGAGGGCGACGCGATCAAGGCCTTTGCCGACGCGGCCCGGAGGGGCTTCCCCGTGGAGAAGGCCACCGCCGGGAGCATGATGCAGTCCGGCGTGGACAAGGACGGCGGGTACACGGTGCCTGAGGACCTTGTGACCAAGATCATCGACCTGCGGGACGCCAAGGAGAGCCTGCTGGGAGAGGTGCGGGTGATCCCCGTTACCACTGAGAGTGGCCGGAGGACCATCCAGGCCCGGAGCCAGCACACCGGCTTCGCCACCGTGGCGGAGGCCGGAAAATTCGGCAAGACGGCGACCCCCCAGTTTACCACCATCGAGTACAAGATCGAGAAGCGGGGCGGCTATCTGCCCGTGACCAACGAGCTGCTGGCGGACAGCGACAACAACATCGCCTCCGTAGCCACCGAGTGGCTGGCGGACGAGGCGAGGGCCACCGCCAACCGGGAGATCCTGGAGAGCGTGCAGTCCAAGGCCGCAACCGACCTCACCGACCTGGACGGCATCCTCAAAGCCTGGGTGGGGCTGGGCTCGGAGTTTAGGCGCACCAGCAAGCTCATCACCAACGATGACGGCCTGGCCTGGCTGGGGGCCCTAAAGGATGGGGATGGGCGCTATCTCCTCTCCCCCAACCCTGCTGACACCGCGAAGCTCCAGCTGTGCGTCGGCCCCTACATCCTGCCGGTGACTACCTACAGCAACAAAACCATCGCCACCACGGACAACAAGATCCCCATGATCCTGGGTGACCTCTCCGAGGGCGTGGCCTACTGGGACCGCCAGCAGTTCGGCGTCAGGGTGTTTGACCAGGCCACCATTGGAGACTTCAACGCGGCGGAGCAGGACCTGACCCTGTGGCGGGGCAGCCTGCGGGACGACTGCACGCTGTGGGACGATGAGGCCTTTGTCAACGGCTATATCGCCGCCGCCAGTACGCTGAGCTAACGTGGCCATGGAGATGACCAGTGAGCGGCGGCAGGCGCTGTACGCCTACTGCAAGGTGTCTGAGCTGGCGGGGGACCCGGAGGTCTACGCCACCATGGAGGCCCTCTACGCCGCGGCGGTGGGGTACATGGCGGGCGCTGGGATCTCGGAGCCGGATGCGGACTCGCCCCGTCGCGCCCAGTACGACCTGGCCGTCAACGCCCTGGTGCTGGACGGCTGGGACCACCGGGAGCTGACCATCGAGGGCACCACCGCGACGGAGAACCCGGCGCTGCGGCGGATCATCAACCAGCTAAAATTTTCCGAGAGCGCTTAAACCGTGTCCAACCTGGACACATGGAGGTGGCAGTATGGCAAATCACGGACCGGATGCGGGGGCCTTGATCGAGCGGATCAAGGTGCTGCGGCTGGAGCGGGAGGGCAACGCCTGGAGCTGGCGGACGCTGCGGGAGAGCTGGGCCTCGGCTGAGTGGGCGGGGCGGCGGAACAACTTCTCCGTCCACGGCGTAGGCGCGCCGGGGGCCAAGTTCCTCATTCGGCGGCAGGACCTCACGCTGGCGGACGCCATCGAATGGCGGGGACAGAGCATCTTCCTCTCCAACATCCAGGAGCATGGGCGGCTCCACCTGGACGTGGAGGGGGCCTGGGTGGACTTCGTGGGGTGCGAGTATCTCTACGACGAGAAGCTCACCTTCCCCGGCGTGCTGACGGAGAAGTACCTCTGGCACCGGGAGGGAGAGCCGATGGACCTGAACCAGCTGCACTATGTGCTGGTGACGCCCAAGGACGTGGTGCTCAAGCCTGGGCGGCTGGTGCGGGTAGCCGGTGTGGATTGGCCGATTTTGGTGGCCCACACCCTGGACAAGTGGCACAACGAGTATGAGATCGAGAGGACGGTGGACCTCTGATGCGGGACGGCAATTATGCCCTGGGCAAGATGCTCCAGAGCTTTGAGGACGTGACCGCCAAAATCCCGGAGGCCAGGCGGAAGGCGCTGGAGGCGGCGGCCAAGGCAGTCCAGGAGGACTTGAACCGAGAGATCGTCCAGCGGCTCCCCAACCACGACGCCAGAGGCCGGGTCCGGTCCTGGCAGGAGGTCACCATTGGCACCCGGGGCGGCTACGCCGCCGTGACCCGGACGCCCAAGAGCCGGTCCGAACGGGTCAACCAGCAGAGCGCCTGGTCAACGGTGAAGCGGGCGCTGCGGGGCCAGTCCGCAAAGAAAGTCTACACCGGCTACGAGATCACCAAATGGCTGGAAAAGGGCCACGAGATTGGGAACCAGTACGGAAGGGCCAAATATCACGACAACGAGGATGTCCGTGTGGTGGGGACCAGCAAGCGTGGCATGACGCTCTATCACGTAAAAACGGTGGAAAATGCGGCCAACGGCCACGCGGTGGCCCCCGGCTTTATGTTCTACTCCTGGACCAAATCCAGCGCCGACAAGCTCGCCCTGGAAGCCGCCCAGCAGGTGCTGGAGGAGGTCAAGAGGACCCTGGAGGGGTGAGGCGTGTCCAGGTTGGACACAAAAAGCCGCCCCGGTCGGGGCGGCGCTTCAGCGGTCGGTGAGGTGCAACTCATTTTTTAGCGCCGCCACCAGAATGGCGGAGACGTTGACCCCGGCGTCCTTGGCCGCCTGGTCCAGCCAAGCCGGGAGAGACACGTTCCGGCGGACGGCCCGCTTGTCCAGCGCCCGGCGATAGGCCGAAAGGTCTACGTCCACGTAGGACACCAGTTCCCCCTCGGCGCAGGAAACATGCTGGGAGGGGCTGGGGAGCGGCTTGCCGTCGTCCTCTCGGTCTACGCAGACCAGGGAGATCGCGTCCCGGGCCATTTCAATGGCCTCCGCCAGGGTCTCCCCCTGGGTGTTGATCTCCAGGTCCGGCGCGTAGGCCATATAGCCGCCCTCAGATAGCGGCGTGAACACAACGGGGTAGGCGTATTTCATGGGGCATGACTCCTTTCACGGCGATTATTTCAGATTTCTGCGCTTGATAATGGCCTTGGCCACCGCTTCCTTGATCTCCCGCTGGCGGGAGACCGGCTCGATGTCAACACCGTTGGTGTAGATGTCGTGGTCGCCGCCGTCCCGCTTGAAATACCATCCGTTTTGCTCCAGCAGCTTAATGAGATCACGACGTTTCATTCTACTCACCTCTTGATGGTATTATACACAAATTTTGTGTATTTGTCAAGAGAAACCCCAAATCAGGAGGATGATATGCTGACGCCTGTTGAGATTCAAACCCGGATCGAGGAGATGATCCGGGAGAAATTCCCCGGGGAGGAGGTCTACCGCGACCTATGCCCCGAGGACTTCAAGCGGCCCTCTTTCCTGGTATTCCAGCAGCCCTGGAAGATGGACCTCTCCCTGGGCAGGAGCATGGTGGGGCTGCACCCCATCTACACCGTCACCATCTTCGTGGAGGCGGACAACTACCACCACAGCCACCTGATCCCCATGCACCAGCGGCAGCTGGCGGTGGCGGGGCTTTTCACCCCCGGCTTCATCCGGGCGGGCGACCGCGCCCCCACGGTGGAGAAGATCGAATTCGGGGGCGGGTTCGACTTCGACACCGTCACCGTGACGCTGGGGTACACCGTGGACCGGGATGGCTTTGGCGGCGAGGACGGAGGGGATGATGCTCCCCTTATGGAGCATTTGACCTTAAAATCTAGTACATCTTTTGGAAAAAATCATAAAGGAGGTATCCTATGAGCGTTTTGACTTCTCCCGCCATTAACGTGGTTTTCACCGAGGCGGGGATCTCCGCGATTTCGCGGGGAGAAAAGGGCGTCGTGGCGGTGATTGTCCGGGACGCCGCCGGAATCGCGCCGGTAAGCATCACCCAGCAGAGCCAGATCCCCAGCGCGCTGGGGGTGGAGACCCAGGCGTATGTGCGCCGGACGTTTCTCGGCTACATCAACCCCCCGAAGCGGGTGATCCTGTACACCATCGGCAACGAGGGGGCTTTGAGCGACGCGCTGGATTATCTGGCCACCCAGGACTTTGATTGGCTGGCCGGGCCTGCGGACTGCTCCCAGGAGGACAGCGAGGCCATTGCCGGCTGGATCGCCGAGCAGCGGGAGGAGAGCGGGGCCAAGTACAAGGCGGTGCTACCCAACTACGCGGGGGACAGCGAGGCCATTGTCAACTTCGCCGCCTCCGGCATGACCGACGGCGTCACCACCTACACGGCGGCGGCGTACTGCTCCCGGATCGCGGGACTTCTGGCGGGGACGCCGTTTTCCATCTCCGCCACCTACGCGCCTCTCACGGAGCTGAGCGACGTTTCCAGGCTGGACAAGGAGGCCAGGGACGACAGCGTGGGCAAGGGCGAGTTGATCCTGCGCTGGGACGGCGAGAAAGTCAAGGTGGACCGGGCGGTGACCTCCCTCACGACCACCACCGAGGACCGGGGCGACAGCTTTAAAAAGATCAAGCTGGTGGAGGTGATGGACCTGATCCGCACCGACATCACCAAGACGGCGGAGGACAGCTATATCGGCAAGTATGCCAACACCTACGACAACAAGCTGCTGCTGGTCACCGCCGTGCGGACCTATTTCCAGGGGCTGTGCAGCTCGGGCCTCATTGACGACGACTACACCGTGGACATCGACGTGGCGGCCCAGGAGTCGTATCTCCAGGGCCAGGGGACGGACACCAGCGAGATGGACGAGAAGTCCATCCGGGAGGCGTCCACCGGGAGCCATGCGTTCCTCCGGGTGTCCTGCCATCTGGTGGACGCCATCGAGGACATCAACCTCGCCATTGCTATCTGAGGGGGTGAGACAATATGGCACTTGATACAAGAGTGATGAACGGCACCTGGGGCCAGGTGTGGGTGGACGGCGAGCTGTGGTTGGAGCTGAGCGCCGCCCAAGCAAAAGTAAGCTACAGCAAAAGCGACATAGCCATGTGCGGGAACATGATGGTGGGGAGCAAGATCAGCAGCTGCAAAGGGACCGGCTCTCTCACCGTCCACAAGGTGTACACCCGCAACCACAGCCGCACCGACCAGATTTTGGCCGGGCGGGACGTGCGGGCCACCGTCATTATCAAGCTGGACGACCCGGACGCTTTTGGGGCGGAGCGGGTGGCGCTCTACGACGTGAGCTTTGACGACGAGACGCTGATGGATTTTTCCGCAGAGACTCCGGGCAAGACTACCCACCCCTTTACTTTCGGGCGGCGGGAGTGGCTGGATACTGTGGAGGTGTAAAATGAGTAAATTTTTGGACGCGATCTTAAAGCCGGAGGTAGGGTTCGTGGAAAACAACCTTCCGACGGCGGAGTTTGAGCTTATCCGGCTCTCTAAGATGGCCGGGGAGCCGGTGATCATCACCCTTCATGGGCTGACTTACTCCAAATGCCAGCAGCTGCGGGAGATGGAGCAGGAGTCGGAAATTCATATCCTGCTGGCGGGGTGCGACGACCTCCGGGACCCCAGTTTCCTCTCCGAGTTCGCCGGGGCGACCCCGGCGGAGAGCGTGAAGAAGCTGCTGCTGGCCGGGGAGATCGCGGGGCTGGCCAAGGAGGTGGAGAAGCTCTCCGGGTACCGAAACGCCACCATTGACGAGGTAAAAAACGACTGAGGGAGGGTCGGGACCCGGACCTGAACCTCCTGTATCGGCTTTTTCGGGACAAAAACGTGATGCCCTGGGAGGTCTACGGCCAGAGCCAGGGGTATCGGGATCTGGTGGAAGCATTCTGGGGCTTTGAGTGGGAGCAGCGGCATAAATAAAACCGCCGCCCAGATGGGCGGCGGGGTGTTAGCTGATAAGGGCGAACACAAGAACAACGAATACAACGCCAATTCCGCAGAGTATCTTCCATAACATCCCCGCCGGGGAATCAATGAAGCTCCGCCATTCGGCTTTGAATTGTTCCCAACTGTAGTTTCTCATGGAAACGCCCCCTTTTGTCTCCAGTATAGCATAAAAGCATTTTTTGTCAAGGAGGTGAGCGCTTGTGTCAGAAGTCTCTATCGTTATGACTCTGCACGACCGACTGTCCGCCACCATGAAATCCATCGCCTCGTCCGGGAAATCTCTAAGCAAGGACTTCGACGATTTGGCCTTAAAAGTGGAGAACAACGAGGAGTTGCAAACAACCTTGGCCAAGAATATCGCCACAACGAAAACGGCGATCGAAAAACAGAGGGCCACGGTGGATGAAGCAAAAAAATCCTGGAATGAGCTGCGGAAAAGCCACAACGCCACCACGGAGGATATGTCAGACGCGGAGGGTATCTATAAGGCGGAACAGGAGCGGCTGGAGGAGTTAAAAACAAAGCTTAACGAATATACCACCGCCAACAAGGACGCCCAGAACTCCATGAAGGACTATTATGCCCAATTCCGAAAAATGGAGGCGGGCACCGTCAGCGGAACCAGTTCCAGTCTATCAAAAATGGCTGAGGGCTTAGCCACCGGCCAGGTGGGGCAGCTGCTGTCCTCATCCTTGGGAGGGATTGGCTCGGCAATCCTCACCAGCGCCATTGGAACGCCCACCGCCTCCCTATTGTCTGACACTCTTTCCAGCGCTCTCAGCGGTGTGGCGTCGGGCGCTGTAGCAGGCATCCCCGGGATGATTGCCGGTGGCGCGGCCGGTATCATTTCCGGCCTGATCTCTGGGGGCACAGAAATCTACAGCGAGCAGGACGATGTCTTTAAAGAATACTACAACTCCCTCTATGACACCGTCAACCAGGCCACGGCGGACGGGATCACCGACGGCATTGATATTGCCGCCGGGCGGGAGACGGACCAGATCAGCTTCGCCACGCTGTTCGGCAGCGAGGAGGACGCGGCCAAGTACCTCTCCGATTTGGTGGACATGGCCAATACCACGCCTTTTCTGTACGATGACCTGACGGCCATGAGCAAGACCCTGGCCACCTACGGCTACGACCAGGACAGCATTTTGCCTGTGCTACAGAGCATCGGGGACGCGGGGGCGGCGCTGGGTATGTCTACCAGCGACATGACCTCCGTGGCTACGGCCCTGGGGCGGATGAAATCCAGCGACAAGGCGACGCTGGAGTATCTCAACATCCTCAACGACCGGGGAATCGGGGCCGTGGGGATGCTGGCGGACGCCTACGGCGTGGACCAGGGGACCATGTACGACATGATCTCCAAGAGCCAAGTAAAAGGCACCGACGCCGCCCAGATCATCCTGGACGCCCTCACCAGCGCCTACGGCGGCAGCATGGCGACCCAGAGCCAGACCTACTCCGGCCTGACCTCCACCCTGGAGGGGCTGGAGCAGGAGCTGGAAAACGCCAGCGGCGAGGCGTACAACGAGGAGCGGAAAGGCGGCATCCAGGACCAGATCGAAGCCTACGGCGGGGCGCTGGGCAGCGCCATTGAGTCGGTAAACGCCCTGGCCGGGGAAAATCAGGCGTATTTGGACAACCTGTCGGAACAGTACAGCCGGGAGGCTCTGTCGGCGGTGCTTCTGGGCGAGGACGTCAGCAGCACCCTTTGGGATTCGGAGAGCGTGGCAAACCTGAAGCAGATGGCCCGCGAGTACCGGGCGGCCTCCGCAGAGTACGACCAGACCGGCAGCAAGGAAGCCGCCGCCAAGATGGTGAACCTGAAAGAGAACGCTGAGGCCCTGGCTACCGCTGCCTATGACAGCAACTCCCTCGTCCATGACCTCAACGACGCGGAACTGGACCAGATCAAGGCCCTCCGGGAGAACACCGTGGCCCTGAACGGCTGGCAGGATACCTATGAGAAGTCCATTGAGCAGAGCAAGGGCAGCGGCGTGACGCTGTGGAGCGAGGCTACGGCCGCCAGGGATGCCGCCTTAGAGCAGGTGGGGGATGGGTACTACAGCAGTGCCTACGGCCAGCGGACTGTCCCCTATGACGGATACAGGGCCACCCTCCACCAGGGGGAGCGGGTGCTGACGGCGGCGGAGGCCAGGAGCCTGGACGCCGGCGGCGGCGGGGTCTCCATCACTGTGACTGGAAACACCTTCCAGGGCACGGGAGAGGACATGGCCGAGAGCCTAGCTGAGATCATCGCCCAGAAGCTGGAGCAGGCGGCGGTGGCCTATGGGCGGTAAAATGCGCCCCTCTCCCATATATTGCTGGCGATAGCCAGCAATTATATAAATAAAATCAAAAAATACCTTTTGACATAGAGGCGGGCGCGTTCGGAAATAGGGCGGGCGCATTCGGGAATAGGGCGGGCGCATTCGGGAATAGGGCGGGCGCAGAGGCCCGCCCCTACAGGGGAGGAGCAGCGTGGAGCGACAAATTGTACTGAAAAACACCGAGACTGGGGTGGCGCTGACGCTGCCGGTGACGCCGGAGCGGTATCCCATGGCCTCTGGGCGGACGGTGGAGCGGGTGGACATGGCCCAAGTCGGACAGCTGGCGCTGCCGGGGCTGAAAACCCTGTTCTCGGAGTCCCTGGAGGTGATGCTGCCGGCCAGGGCCTACCCCTTTGCCGCCGCTGACGCGGTGTGGGACCCCTGGTACTACCTGGATCAGCTGATCGCCTGGAGCCAAGCGGGGACGGTGGTGCGGTACATTGTGCTGAACACCTCCATCAACTCACCTGTGCTGCTGGGGGAGATCTCCTATGAGGAAAAAGACTGCTCCAACGACGTGTACGCCACCATCCCCCTCTATGAGTACCGCTATGTGGAGGACGCCTCGGTGGAGACTGCCGCCCGCCCCAGCGAGAGCGGGAGCAAGACCACCAAGGCCGCCAGCTACACGGTGCAGTCCGGGGATACCCTGTGGGCCATTGCCAAGGCCGCCTATGGCGACGGGAGCCTCTACACCAAGCTGGCCAGCGCCAACGGTATCTCCAACCCCAACCTCATCTACGCGGGGCAGGTGCTGACCATCCCGGACGTGGAGAGCCTGGGGGCCTACGCCGCCTCCGGCACCACTTCCAGTGTCTCAAGCAGCACCAGCACCAAAAAGGCCACTGTGGAGTCCAGGCAGACCCAGGCGAAAATCGAGGCCAGGGAGAAGCTGGGGCTGAAAACTAGCGGCATCACCGAGTCCACCGTATGAGGGGGCGCGTATGGCTGACTATGTGAAAATTCGGACCACGGACCCGGATGGGGGGACGGCCAACATCACCGGGCTGTGCCAGTCCATCGTGTGGGCTGGGGACTATCGGAACGCGGCGCGGACGTTGACGTTTTCCCCGGTGCGGAGCCTGGATGATAGCCGACTGCCGAGGCCGCCCACGGCCCTGGGGGGCGCGGCCCAGCTGTGGCAGGAGAGCGATCTGCTCTTTGACGGGTACTCCCTGGAGCGGGGACGGGACACGCTGGGGAAAACCATCGACGTGGTGGCCTACGACCGGGGGCTGTATTTGACCCGGAACAGCGTCTACCTCCGGGTCCAGGGGCAGACGCCGGAGGCGGTGACGGCGGCGCTGTGCCGGGAGTACGGCATCGAGGCGGGGGCGCTGGCCCAGACCGGGGTGGCACTGACCAGGAATTTTTTGAACGTATCGCTCTACAAGATCATCATGACGCTGTACTCCCTGGCCGCGGATCAAACCGGCGAGAAGTACGCGCTGCGCTTTCGGGGCAAGCGCCTGGAGGTGGCCAGGATGGAGCAGAGCGACGAGTCCCTGATCCTGAAGCCCGGGAGCAACCTGTGGGGGTGCGTGGCCAGGGAGAAGGCCAGTGGGATCACCAACTCCGTGGGCATCTACGACGATGAGGGAAACCTCACCGGCACCCAGGCGGACAGCGAATCGGTAGCTCTCTATGGGCTGATGCAAGCGGCCATTAAGGCCAGCTCCTACGACGATCCTGTCGCCCACGCCAAGAGCGTGCTGGCGGACAACGACCTGAGCACCACCATCACCCTGACCTGCGCCGGGGACACCCGGCTCATCACCGGCTCTACCGTGGTGGTGCGGGAGCCGGAGACGGAGATGGACGGGCTTTTCTGGATCATTTCCGACCGCCACCAGTGGAGCGGCGGGGTGTATCAGACGAAGCTCACGGTATCCCTCCAGGCGGTGATGGACACCCAGAGCGCCGGGAGCGACAAGTGAGATGTGTCCAGGTTGGACACAAGCGGAGGTGAGATCATGGGCGACCCCTATGCCAAAATCGTGGAGATGATGGCCGAGGGCCAGAGCGCGTCCCCCTGCCGGGTGCTGGTGGGGCGGGTCAGCGGCGTGGAGCCGCTGTTCGTCAGCGTCGGGGGCCTGGCGCTGCCTTCGGCGTGTCTCAAGGCGGCGCGAGGGCTGGAGCTGGCGGCGGGGGATCAAGTGGTGATGCTCACCGAGGACCAACAGATTTTCTACGTGCTGTGCGCGATTTAAGGAGGCGAGAGCGTGACCATTTTCCCGATTATCGACCCGGCGGAGGGCGAGAGTACGGCGGAGGCGCTGCCGCTGTGCCGGGAGGCGGCGTGGGACTTTGAGCAAGACGTGCCGATCTTTCGCCGGGGCGCGCCGGTGGTGGTGACGGGCAAGGCGGCGGTGCAGGTGTGGTGCTTTCGGGCGCTGACGACGCCCCGCTACCGCTACCCCATCTACTCCCAGGACCATGGCAGCGAGCTGGAGGGGCTGATGGGCAGGGCCTACACCCGGGCCATCAAGGAGGCGGAGGCCCCCCGGTACGTGCGGGAGTGCCTGCTGCAAAGTCCTTACGTCTCAGCAGTTCCCAGCGTCAGCGCGGAGTTTTCGGAGGGCAAACTCACGGTGAGCGCCACCGTGGAAACCATCTATGGGGAGGTGACGACCAGTGCCGATCTTTGAGGAGAGCTACGAGACCATCCTGTCTCGGGTGCTGGAGCGGCTGGAGCAGGGGCTGGAGACCCGGGAGGGGTCCTTCGCTTACGACATGGCCGCGCCGCTGTGCTTTGAGCTGTGGCGGGTGCTGATGACTTTTGACCAGCTGGTAGAGAGCTTCTACGTGGGCGAGGACAGCGGAGGCTATCTGGACAAGCACGCCGCGCTGCTGGGGCTTTCCCGGCGGGAGGGTACCAAGGCCACCGCGACCATCCACTTTGTAGGCAAGGCGGGGACCGTGGTCCCCGGCGGGCTGGGATTTTACACCGAGGAGGGCCAGGGGTTTTCCCTGACCGACGACACCACCATCGGCTCCGACGGCACAGCCGTGGGGCAGGTGGTGGCCAACCAGGTGGGGGACGCTGGAAATATCGAGGGAGGGGAGCTTGCCAGCGTGATGCGCACCATCGCGGGACTCTCCTCCTATTTTAACGAGGCCGCCAGTGGCGGCACCGACCCGGAGACCGACGCGGATCTCTTTTCCCGGATCGACGACAAGAGGAAAAATCCCCCCACCTCCGGAAACGAAGCCAGCTACCGGGAGTGGGCGCTCAGCCGGGACGGCGTGGGGGACTGCCGGGTGGATCGACTGTGGAACGGCCCCGGCACCGTCCGGGTGCTGCTGGTGGGCTACGACGGCGGGCCGGTGGAGGACGGCGTGGTGGAGGACTGCGCCGGGTACATCCAGGAGCAGCGGCCCGTGGGGGCGGAGGTGACGGTGATCTCCGCCCAGGGGGTGTCTATCTCCGTCACCGCGGCGGTGACGCTG